CCTGAAGATGTAGCCAACGCTTCAAAGTTAACGTGTGACTGACGCTCTTCGATGTCGTCGATCTTGAACGCGAAAGCATTCGCTTGGTCAACAACCATTGTGATCTGGTCGTCAGCGAGGTCTTGTGGGTTTACCACAGCACCACGTGAGTAAGAAGATACAGTGATTGTAGGTTCTTTGATGATGCGGACTGTGTCACCGAAGTTTTCGATTTCACCAGCATAATCAGTGTTTGTGATATCCTCTACGACAGAGGCGCGACGGAAAAACTTCAGGACTTTCTGAGAAAAAATCTCAGGAGTAAAGTTACCTGAAGGCAGGTTGTTATAACCTGATGCGCTATTAAAAGCCATGTTATTACCCTTCCTTATTATGAGATAGTTAGGTTGTTAAAGTTTATGCTCTATAATCAATTCGGCCTTCAGCCTTGGCGGCGTCGATTTCAGCTTCTAGCTTTTCAAACTGCCACGACTTTAGCCTACCGATTTCTGAAGCCTTCCAGATTTTTTTGTCTGGGCTAGCTTCATTTGCCACGTCTTTAGCTTTAGATTTACTAACCGCTAATGCCGCGTCGACATCGCTTTTTGCCTTCTTGGGAGTTTTAGAAATACCCATGTCGGCTTTATACAAGTCTAGGACTCGGCTTGCCCACTTGACATCGGAATTGTTTTTGTAGATACCATCCGCGATGGTCGATGGTTGTTCATCCAACCATGCTAAAAACTTTTCGTCTGTTTTGAGCGTAGGAAAATCAGGATGCTGATTTAAGAGTTGCTGATAGGCCGCTTGTGATTGAGCTTTTTGCTCTCGGCTTTTCAGTGTCTCTACCTCAGACTTCAATTCCTTTAGCCTGTTTTCTGCTTGAATTGTAGAGATGGTTTCAACCACCTTGTACACGTCGGGGTACTTTTCCTTGAACTCAACAAGTTCTTCCGGTGTTGTTGGTAAGTCCGCCTGTGGCAATCCTTCCTCCGCACCTACCTGCTGTGCATTCTGGATTTGTTCCCGTTCTTGTTTCCACTCTTCAAGTTTAGAGTCGTAGTGCCGCTTGAGGTCGTCATACCGTTTTTTGTAGTCAGTATTAGAACCTTCTGCTGGCTCGGCGAATGCTGTAGTACTTTCTTGTGCTTGTGGGGTAGCCTCTTCTTCGGAGGGGCCCTCTGCTTCTACTACTTCTTCGTCTTCGTCCTTGTACACCTCTTCCCGGTACTTTCCACGATATAAGCTATCGTCATTTACTGTACCAAAGCTGTCATTAGGTTTATTGGCGCGATGCCCTTTTGGTTTTGCCATTTTATTCTCCTATCTCACGGGGCCTCATGGCTGAGGGTAGCCGTAGTGTATTCACGGGGCCTGCGGGATTGCAGGGTAGCCGTTAAAATCTGTAGTTAAGCCCGATGCGGCCGGAGCGACCATCATCTGTTGCTTCAAGAGTTACATCACCGTCTTTTGAAAAACGGTAACGTACACTTCCACCTAAGACGTCTTCGCCTTGAGGTACTTGAGTTTTTGATACATCAATATCTACGGGACCGAAAGTTGCCCCCATGTTGTAACGCTTCATGGTAGACCCGCTACCAAATTTGATTGTTTCCCCGCCGTACTCCGCAGGTAAGTTTACGTCTACGTTAGACTTACTTTTCTGTTGCTCGATCCCAGCACGTAATGATTTGTCGTTTGATAAAAACATTTGACCTTCGAGAGCAAATCCAATATTCTTACCCTTCTCGTCGACAACAACACCGTCAGGAAACTCTTGAGTTCTTTTTTGCTTGTTGTAGTTGACACGGGGACGAACAGCAAATCCTTCACCAGTACGGGTGTTTCTCTTGCCTGCTTCTCCAGAGACTTGTGCTCTAGAGGCTCGTTTACCCGTACCTCCTTCTCCTTCAGCCGAGATAAAGGATTGGTCAGGTGTATCTTGAATTTGAACTTCTTTGGGTTGACCCTGCTTAACTAAATCTTCTTGAAGTTTTTTTTCGTCGTAAAGAAATGACTCAACTTTACCCCCATCTTCTTTACCTTCAATTGCTTGCGCGTCAAGTTGATATCGGCTATCGTTGGGGTCATCTGGAGAAACACTTCTTTTTGAGAAAGGAATTATAGATAGCAAATCTTGTATTTCTTCTGGTCCCGTTCGTTTCAGGTATATGTCCAAAAACAACGGGTCATCAAAAACTATGCTAGGATTTGCCGACACAGTCGCTCCTGTGTAAGCATCTGCCTCACTCGGAGGTTCTTGCAGTTTTTGAAATTCTCTATCAACCTCTCTAGCTTTCGTTAAAACGCTTTTCGCTTTATCAGAAAGAGCTCGATTTTTATCGTAGACTCCAGCTTCGTAAAGAGAAGCAATCACATCAATACCTAATTGAAGCATTTGATAGCGAGACATTCTGGATGCGGACTTTACTTCGTTCGCTATTTTCTCGGAATTTTCAGTATCTCCTTTAGCAAGAGCTCTGACATAGTCGATGGATCTAGCAGTTAATTCGCTACCAAACCGCCTACCTGTGCGATCTGCAAACGCTTGAGAATTGGTGAGATTGTGAAATGCTTCGTGCATTCCAATTTCTTCAAGAGAAAGATCAGCTCGGCTCTCGTCGCTGTTAGTGCGCGCTCCTGCCGCAATAAACGATTCTTGAGATCCCACCTTCGGCATAGTAAAACCATAAGTTCTTTCTTGCGGATACATCGAAGGAAGAACTTCGTTATTATCTGATCCAAACGGGAGGGTAGTTATCATGGTCGCATGATCTGCAATTTCCTCGTCTCCGGGAAGAGGCTTATCACTAAATGCATACTTGTTTAAAAGGCCAACGTACTTTTGCTCTTGTCGATCTTTAATTACGTCAAATGCTTCAGGATCAAACTTTTGTTCTCCCTGCACCCTCTTTTGATAGTCTTCACGGGCTTTGTTGTAGTATTCGTTAAGTTCTTCCGGAGTCTTTAGTACTTTTTGGTTGTACAACTTCTGTAAATTGTCGAGAGCCACATCGAATAGTACAAACTTACGATCTAGCGACTCGTCCATTTGTTTGACACGATCATCCAGCGGTTGAGCAAAGTACTCGGGTTTAAAGTTATCTTGAACCTCTCCTCCGGGAGCCATCTTCATCCCTTCGGCAGGATTAGCGGGCTGTTGTTCTAGGGCTTCAGCTTCTGGAGATTGTCCATTCTCTTCGACACGTTTCTGTGTTTCCCGTAAACCGCGCTTATTTATCTTTTCGAGGCGGTCATAGCCGATGACTTCAGCAACTTGTGGGGGAATTAACACCTCGCCTTTTGAGACGAGCAAAGAAACTTGGGTATCAAGCTCTATTTTATCGACATCTTGTGCCTTGTCAACACCTTGGGCTTTAAGTTCTTGCATCGCATTAAGAATCATGTTCTTAACATCTGCACTTCCCATGTATTCAACAGCCGCCGCGTTGAGGACGTAAGCCCCTTCCTGCACTTCAACAGGCACGTCATCCGCAACCGTCTCAGCGTCCGACATCTGCTCTGGAGGACCGCCTACAAAACCAAGGGGTCCTGTGACGGGCTCTGCCCCCCCGCCCATCTGAGCACCGGGGACTTCGCCGCCTTCTGCAAACCCGAGGTAGTCACGCACCCCCCCTGTAAAGTAACTGAAGGCGTCTGTAGCGTACGGAGCGACTATGTTATAGGCTGGGTTTGCGGTGTCTCCAAGGAGACTCCCAATAATTGCAGAACCGGGGCGTGTAACAGTACCCGTAACAGTCGATGATACTATTGTTGTGGGGTCATTACCCCCTCGTGCTCTTTCTGCGTCGTCTGCCGCTCGTTGCTCCGCCATCATGGCTTGCTCTTCCGCAGGAGTCATTGCGTACTGGGTATCAATAGCCCCGTAGAAAGCCTTAGCTTCCCCAAATGCCATCGCACCTTTACCCGTGTTGGTAAGTTCTCGTGACATGTACCGGTCTACACGACCACCACCGGGAACAAACATCCCAAGTAGGTTACCGATTGCATCTGTACCACTGTAGTCTTCAAACACCTCTCCGACGTATCCCTGTCCGGGAATAACCGTATAGTCCCGTGTTAGTGAGGTGCCAAAACGCTCCGCAATACCATTCGCAAGACCCTCAAAGCCTCGCCGTACTGTGGCAACAAATCCTGTGCTACGGTCTACGGTGCTGTAGATATCACCAGCGATGCCATATTCGCCGATTGCACGGGAAAAGAACGCGGCATCATCCGCATCATACCGACCGCCACGCGGATCAAATCCACGGACATCCCCAAAGGCACCCATGACAGCGTAGTCTTTGTTGAAGTTAAAACCCGTGTTTTGGATTTTATCTATCTTATCGAGGGCCGTATCCCATTTATCCGACTCGTACCAATCGGAGTGGGCCATGTCATCAAAAGTCCACGTTGTTCCCTCGCTATCTGTACCGTACTGGCCGTCGTAAGTGGGGCCGGAGAACCCCGGTTCACCGGGATCGTCAAAGGTGCCGGAGAAGAAACCGTCGTTGTCGTTTTCGTTGTCGGAACTAGAAGAGGAGCCTCCACTATACCCCATTGCATCGTTGTAGGAGTCATCAAAGTCTCCCGCCGATCCCCCGCCACCTCCGCTATTCCAGTTTCCCATTTCTTATTATCTCTCTTGTTCTACGACATTCTTATGGTTAGATTTGAGGTTCTGGAGGGTTTCCAGTAAAACCATCTTCCCCTGCAACTGGAACATTTCCCGTTCCGATTGTGCCGTTACCAACCCCCGAAGCGTCAACTGGTGGAGGTCCGCCAGATACTGCGTCAGGGCCTCCCATGCCTGCGGGTTGTTGACCAGCGGGCCCACCTTGCTGGCCTGTTCCTTGTTGAGCATTTGCTAATCCTTGGAGCACCTGTGCGTACAATTGTGCTTCGTCTAAATCGTTTACGAGCTCATCTGGATCAATGTCCTGAGAGATGGCTAATTCTTTCATCAAATTTGGTAACTTGATAAACGGTGCCAGCATCGGGTTAGCAACGGTCTGGAGAAGCGTTGTAAGCCTCTGTGAGCGGACTTCTTTTTGCATGACTGCCGAGGTACCCCGAGGCTTAATGCTCAGGTCTCCGACGATGTCAGGGGCCTCTTCGTTGTACTGCATATTCCATTGGAAATACGCGAGTCCAAGACCCTTCAACAGATAGTCATCAATGTTCTTAATCACAGTCTTAATCGACATGCTACCCTGCGACAACAGCATCGATAGGCCAGATGAAGTACGCCCTGTCCCAGACACACCCGTTTGCCCGTGCATGACTGAGGGGATACCTGTTTCTTCGTCTGCTAGCTGACGCGATATCTGGTACATTTGGATGTTTTCGGGGGCAGTATTAGGGAATTTCAACCCATTAATTGCTGTACCCGTAACACCTGACTGTCGTCTGAATACTTTTCCGGGGAATATATCGAAGTTCTGACCGGGAACGAGGCTTGCCTCATCCACGTCGAATACGAGATTTCCTGCGAGTGCCAAGTTGTCGATAGCCATGCGAACATGCCCATTCATCAGCATCTGTGCATCTTCCATGTTCTCAGCGACACCAACACCCCAGATTTGGTATGGATTTACCTCAAACGGGAATGCGTAGTAAGGAATGCGCGCTGGCATGAAGGGGTTTAAGACACAACGTAATACGTTATTCCCACATACCCATGCGTTAATTTGTACTTGGTCTAACTCTGACATGCCTTCGGGAAGGTCTAAGCCAACTTCCGCCGCAAACTTTGCGTCTAAGACACCCCAGTACTCGAGAACCTCGAAACGATTCTCTTGGTAGTAGGGTTCCGTATCATCCTCACGGATGGTATCTTCGTAGTACTTGTCTTCGTAGTTAGGGCCCTTTACAATCGTGTTCTCAATTGCATCCGCATTAAAATAGGGGCGGTTCATTAAGTTGCGAAGCTGTTGGCGATTCATGCGGTGACGTTCAATGACGTACTCACAGTCTTCGATGCTCGTTGCAGAAGGATCAGGGTGGAAGTCCCACACAGAGACGTGCTCGATACGCGGAGATACTTTTTCTTCTGGAGCGTAAACTCGCGTTCCGTCTTCTCCACGTTCCCATCTGTGGATTCTATCGTAGAAGTTAAGTGGGCCTTTTACGATGCCTGTGCCGAGAAGAGACGCTTCAAAGATAGCGTACCGCATTACGTTAACGGCATCAGAATCTAGTAGTTGGTCATGGATGACCTTCTCGAGAGCACTAGCGGCTTCTTTTGCCGGCTCAAACTGGGGCTCGCCCGCTTTAGACGGACCCTCTGCTAAGTTATCCGCCATACCTTGGTATTTACCGAAGTTGACGGATGTAGCACCCGGCTCGAGATCCATTCCATCCCCGGCATAACCGAAAGGACTTTGGATTTCATCGACAGGCGTCTTTAGGTGGGCGTACTCAGCAATACCCTCTGGTACAGGGCTAGCCTCAACAACGATTGGAAACTTCTTGTTGGCGAACAGGATGTCAATAATTTGACCGTACGCGGCAAGTACTTTCGTCTTCGTAATCTTAATGAATACTCTTGAACGCTCAGAGTCACGGTACTGCGTTGAGCTATCGTATATTCCACGATAGTTCTTATACGCCTGTAACCAGCGTTGTTCAAAAGTACGGCGGCCATTCTCAGAGTCTTCAAACTTCTGTTGAATATGACCAGCCAGCCCCGGCATTTTTTCCTCGGCGTCGACAAACTCGACTTGGGAATCGTCGGGGGCTTGGAGGAAGCCCTCATCAGCCATGTTTACGTACCTAGATTATTAAAGTGCGGATTGCTTGTCAGAGTTTAGGATTGACTGGTCCAGTGACTCTTTCTTTGTCTTAGGCATTGCTTCGATCAAAGAATCAGTCTTAGCAACTGTGTCGAAATCTTTACCTTCACGGTAGAGGTTGTTTTCTCCGCAGTTATAGTCGATGCCTTTTTTATCAGCATTCATGATGTCAGCTTCTGAGTATTTCATGTGTTATTCTCCGGTGTATTTAGGTTTACTCAAATCCCTTTGTATGTCAGAAAACTCGTCGTACTCGGGGTTGATAGAAGGTTGAGTTGGTTGTTGTGGCTCAACAGAACGACGGGACAAGAAGTCTTGTGCCCCTTTAAGAAGATCAGAGCCCATGTCATACATGGTCGCTGGCTCTCCGGGTTGTGCTGGTTGTAGGTTTTCTTGGACTGCTTTCTTGAGCATGTACGCACCGTAGATTGTACGCCCTGCTTTGTAGATTCTTCCGGCCTTACGCGCAAAGTTCCTGAAGGAAGGAGGAACATCGCCACTTTCAGGAGGCATACCCGCAGATTTTCCTTCTGCGATTACATCTAGAGCAGTGCCGAAGATATCTGCGGCTTGCCCGATGCTCGGTGTGGTGGGACGTTGATCTTCGACAGGCTTGCTTGCTTGACGTGTGCGCTGAGTAAGCTGACCTACGGTGTTCAAGGCGTCCATGATGTGCGAAGGTATGTCGCTGTAGTCGATTGGTTTGTTTTTATCGACAATTGTGACGTCAGGCTCTTTCTTTCCACCTGCCTGCTCGAGAGCCTGCTGTGCCTGCTGGTATTCAGGGCTGTTCATGATCTCTGCAAGCTTCATCTCACCCTGTGCTTGGGCGATACGAGATTCTGTTGTCTTTACCCCATAATCTTCGAGAGCAAAGGCTTTGTATGCTTCGGAAAGCTCTGGGTCAGCTTTAAATACGTATGCAGTACCGTCTTCTTGTGTCGCTGTCATTCCACCGCCTTGTGTGGGCAATGACTTCACAAATTCTGGACTTAATACTTTTTTGAGACGTGTGCTTGTTATTAAATCTTTTGCGATAACAACAGTTCTTAATTCTTCAGATACAGTTTGGGGATCAATTCCAATATCTGTCAAGTACTGAGGTACGTTGGCTGTTTCTGAATACGCAATAACCTTGGCGTCTGTTTTGAGCAACTTCGGCTCAATCACTTCGTTGTAAGTTTCGTCGTCTACGTATTTAGATGCTTCATCAGTTCCCATACGGCCAGCGGCAAAGATACGCTCGTCTTTGTCAAGTCCACTCTCAAGAAGAATGGCTTCTTCGGCGTTACGGTAATCAGATAGAGTAAAACCACCTTTTGTAATGTTTCCAGTAGGGCTTTTTCGCTCTACTTCAGGCATGTCCTGCTTGAGTTCTTTATTAACAGAAGCAATCAGCTTTTTGTCGTCAACAAAGATTTTACCTTGAGTACGGTCTCCAATAGCTTGTTCAAGAAACACACGGGCCATAGGGCGTAAGATTACCGTTTTTTCGCCTGTTGGCTTGTTCTTGCTTTTACCTTCAATGAATGTCAAGGTACCCATAACAGGGTCATACCCTGAAACTTCGAGATCAGCCATATCAGAAAGGCGTAAACCACTAAAGTATTTAACCCCTAAGAAGTCCCGCTCTGTTTTCTTTCCTTCCTCGTTTAGACGAGTTAAAACAGCTTTTGTACCAGCGTGAAGGTTACCTTCAAACTTTTTCTTTGTCCGCCCACGGAAAAACTTATATCCGGTGTAAGTGTCCCACTCTTCTTTGCTCATGAGCGAAGATAGACGATTTTGTACACTAGCCTGTGGCCCCGCCTTCTCGTTGAGTCCGGCGTCAGTAAACAACGTGTTGATACGGTTATTTACCTGTAAAACACCAGACTGAGAAGAAACCTCTCCTTTTTGCTGGGAATCCCCGAGAGATTTGAGAGAATACGGACTCGACATGTTCCAAGCTGTGATAGCCTTACCATCATCGAGGTCTTTTAGCTTAATATCGAGGATTGGGACGTCTTCGTACTGAAATCCAGATAGCTTACTTAGAACAGAGGTAATTTCTGATTGGAGCCTCGGCTCTTTCTGAGCTTTAAACGCCAAAGCCTGCCCGAGCGTGTACTCTTGCAGTTCTTTTGCTGAAACTAACTTAGGTGTTGCCATTTAGTATCCGAAGGTTGCATCCTGTGGCTTAAATGTGCTATTCTTTATGTCGTTCAGAGATTTGTGGATAGAGACGTAGCCAGATGTACGAGTCATCAACATGTAACGTAGCGCGTCATAGGCGTGATCTTCTGCCTTTGTGTCTACGTCTTCTGAATTTGTTTTAGATAGCGGTATGCCAGCGAGTTGTTTTATTATGTTTGTACACGTGTTAAAAAACTTGACAGTAGGTTCGCCAGTGAACTGGTTATCCCCGAGACGGCTGTGGATTTCCATCTTTCCGGCAATACGATTACTGTCTGATGGTGTCCAACGACAGCCTGACCGTATCATTGTTTCTGCGATGGAAGGCCCGTATCCTGTACGGTTCCAGCACGATTTATCTAATACAGCATAGTGAGGTGCAGGGTCCCACTCCTCTAATTCTATTATTTTAGCGGCTAATTGTTCTGCTGTAAAGTGTTTTACGTAAAGTTCTCGATAGACCCATATGTTGTTGTCCCAATCGATTGCACCCCAGAGTACGCACGAAGGGCTTGCGTAGCCGTAGTCGGCCGCTCTGATTCGAGGCCAATTTGTTGGGAGCTCATAAGGATCGACAACGTGCTTGAGCTTGTTAAACTCTGGGAATGCACAACCTTCTGCAACGTCCCAGTCGCCATCAAGTAAACGCTTTCGCTCCACTTCTGGGAGAGAGAGGAGCATGGCTTCATATTGTCCGTCCCGCATGAGGTACGGGTTGTCTGTGAGCCGTGCTGGGATGAACTTTCGCCAGTACAGCGGCTTGCCTGCCTTTTCATGTCCATCCGGGTATACGTATGGCTTTCCCGATTCCATGTCGGATGGAACGAAGGGCTTACCGGGTTCTCCTTGGTCAATGTACATTTTCTTGACCCACCAGCCGCCAACACCGCCGGGGTTAGCTGTACATCGCATTGATAGGTTTTGGGACAACTCCTCGTCGGTACTCCGTAGACGGGACCGAAGGTATTCCCATACATAGGGTGTGGGATACTGAGTGACTTCATCGATAGCTATCCAATTAAATGCCTGTCCTTGGTATCGAGTGACATCTTTATCTTTATCGAGGTAGGAAAACCATATAGTAGCCCCAGAGGGGAAGACCCACGTCGACTTACTTTCACGGAATATGGCACCGGGAAACGCTTTGGGATACAATTGTTTCGACTTTGATATGAGTTCAGTCAATTCATCGAGAGTACGGCGGAGAAGAAGCCCACGGTGGTTGCCGTTGTGACAATAGCGGAGAGGATCAGCAAGAAGAGCGAAACTCTTTCCGCC